TCTTTATACGGTCGGCTTGGCCGGCACCGCAGCCGGGAAAAACCATTCCAAGAAATCTATTAAGGCTCTAATGACAGAGGCTCAGCTTACGGAACATCTTGGCCCGGAATCCATTGTTTCGGGTTCGGGATTGTTGACTTCCCTGACCAAGCTGCCAAGCCAGATCATGCACCTTGACGAGTTCGGCATGGTTTTGGAGGCTATTATGGATAAGCGCGGCGCATCCCATATGAAGGTTGCCAGTAAGATTATAACGGAGCTTTATTCAAATTCTTCTGAAAAATTCTATGGCGGTCAATATGCCGATGGCAAAAAAGACCAGATCATAATTGCCTCCCCCAATCTTTGCCTGTTTGGAATTTCTACGCTTGAGAAATATACAGGCTCTCTAAACCGTGAGGCCATCGCATCGGGGGAGCTAAACCGTTTTATCGTTTTTAAGGCCAGTCAAGACAATCCAACGCGGCGCAGAGGTATAACCATACAGGCACCGCCCGACTGGTTGATAGCCGCATGGAAAGGGCTTAAATCGGGCCAATTGCAAAGTGGCTTGATTGAACCGACCACTACCCTTGTTCATTGGCCTGATCTTCAGGATCGAATTGACGATATGGGCGATTTCGAGGACGCGCAAATCACTAAAAATAAGTTTCAGGCCGGGGCTTTATGGGGCAGATATAGGGAAAACGTTATCAAGATTTCTATGATCCTTGCCATCACGCGCAACCAAATCGCCCCGACTATTACGCCGCAAGACCTCGATCTTGCCGAAGCCCTTGTCCGGCAATCAGTCGATTTCATGATTAACATGGTAAATGAGCATTTAGCCGATAGCCAGCATGAGAAGGATTGCAATGATATAATCCAAGCCCTGAAACGCAAAGGCGGGAAGCTTTCCAAGACAGAACTTTGCAGAACAACGCAGCGCATGGACACCAAGCAAAGGGAAGCTGCGATATTATCATTAATCAATCAGGACAGAATTTCTGTTGATATGGATAATAATAGCCCGATTGGGGCAGGGCGCAGACCGCTTTTTTATGCGCTAAATTAACCTTTGAAAGTATTATCCTAGTTTGAAATAATTATTAGCATTAAGCCCATGATTTACATGGGCTTTTTGTATTACCATAAATATCTTTCATCTTTCAAGCTGGAAAAAACCACTAATAAAAAATAACGGTATATTATGGGAAAAAGTAATGGGTCGGGTAGACATATATAGAAAGAATGAAAGAATTATAAATTATATTTAATATCAATTACTTAGTTATACTATTCTTTCAAATTTCCCTATTGATTTTTCATTTACTTCATGATAAATAAAAATGAACAATATAAATGAAAGTGAATAATTTATTATGTACAATATCGTTGATCTTTATAAAATTGAGCCTGCCATACCTGTTGATGATCCAGTTAATAGCAAGCGCGATCTTTTAAACTCTATGAAAATAGGAGATAGTTTTTTATGTTTTGAAAATGAAAGAAGCAATTATTTAAATATCGCTAAAACTATGCCGATTTCGATACGGACTAAAATTCTTAAAGAAGATAAATCCTTGGCTCGTATTTGGCGCATCGTTTAATGGCGCATTTCTTAAACCACGATCCTACCTCTTTAGAATTCCCATGGATGGAATGGCATATTCAGGCTTACATCGTTCAGGAGCTTCGCCGCCTTGGTTACATGGTCATTGGCGATATGGCGGCTGGCAAACGCAATCCCGGTAAAGCAAAAGCCGTGGGATTGATTGCGGGCCATCCTGATCTATCCATATGGCTATCGGGCGGGAGGGTGGTGTTGGTGGAGCTTAAACGGGCAAAGCGTCATGGCGGCAAATTGAGCAAAGACCAGATCGACCATCATGCTAAACTGGAAACTCTTGGGCATCATGTTTATGTAATTTATGCAGAAACGCCTGATGATGGGCTTAATCAAGTTATGGCTATATTAAATCTCCCATTGCTATAGGGGAGGGGAATGGTAGGTTGCTAAAAAATAATTAAATTGTTAATGTTTAAATTATGAAGCTCACACCCAAGCAAGAGATGTTCTGTAAAGAATACTTAGTGGATATGAACGCCACTCAAGCTGCAATCCGCGCCGGGTATTCTGAGGCTACAGCCTATTCAATCGGGCAAGAAAACCTGAAAAAACCTGAATTGGCACAATATGTCCAATCGCTCATGGATAAACGATCAGAAGCCGTTGAAATTACCGCGCAAAACATCCTAAATGATATTCTTGAAACCAGAAAAGCGGCTGCGGCAGAAGGAAAGCATTCTGACCGATTGAGAGCAAACGAGCTTTTAGGTAAGCACCTAAAAATGTTCACCGATAAAGTCGAACACTCAGGCCGTGTTGAGCTTGGTTCAATCCTTGAGGAAATAAATGGATCAAGCTCAGGCTTACCAACAGATCAGGGATAAGCTGGGGGATCGCACATGGCGGTTAAACAACCTGTACTGGATCAAAGACAAGGCCGGGAAAAAGGTACGCTTCCGACTTAATTGGGCGCAACGCAAGCTTTTCGGCGTTATCTGGTATTTCAATATCATCCTCAAGGCCAGACAATTGGGCTTTACTACTTTCATTCTGATTTACTTCCTTGATGCCTGCTTGTTCAATTCAAACCATGCCGCAGGCGTTATTGCTCATACGAAAGACGATGCCGAGGACTTGTTCGATAACAAGGTAAAATTTGCCTATGACAACCTTCCCGTATGGCTGAAAACAGAAATCAGCGCAACGCAGGACAGCGCAAAGAAATTAGAGTTTTCTAATGGATCATCCTTCACAGTCGGGACTTCGCTCCGGTCTGGTACATATCAGAAGCTTCTAATATCCGAATATGGTAAGGTTTCGGCCAAATATCCTGAAAAAGCCCGAGAGATTAAAACCGGGGCCTTAAACACAGTTGAGAAGGGCCAGCAGATATTCGTGGAATCCACAGCCGAAGGAAAGACAGGCGAGTTCTTCGACCTCTGCGAACAGGCAAGGAAGCTCGCTGACCAGCACAAAGACCTGACCGCTATGGAACCACGCTTCCATTTTTTCGCATGGTTTGATAACCCGGAATACACGCTAGACAATGACGAAACCGCCCGGACTTCGATCCCGCAAGAGACAGCCAAGTACCTAGCCAAGTTCCCTAGCCTCACACAGGGGCAAAGAGCGTGGTACGCGGCCAAGGAGAAGGTTATGGGTGAGGATATGCGCCGGGAGTATCCATCGACCCCTGACGAGGCGTTTGAAGGCTCCCTAGAGGGTGCCTATTACACCAAAGAAATGGCAATGGTCAGACAGTCCGGGCAAATCACAAGCCTTCCCTATGACCGCCGCTTCCCCGTTAGGACGTTCTGGGACATTGGCCAGTCTGCCGACCAGATGGTTATATGGTTTTTCCAGAAGGTAAACGGTCAGTATCGGTTTATAAATTACCATGAAAGCAATAACCAAGGCTGGGACTTTTACGCCAATCTCTTGAAATCTTATGATTATGTCTATGAATGTCACCACTGGCCGCATGACGGAACCAAGCGCATCGTTGGCAAGGAAGTTCAAACCTCCAAGCAAATCGCCGAAAGTGTAGGGGTTAAGCCTATTCAGATAACGCCCCGGACAAGTGACGTTTGGATGGACATTAAGAACTTTTGCAAGCCAATCCTTCCGATGTGCCACTTTGACGAGCAAGCCTGCGCTATGGGTATAACCAGATTGGATAACTACCGCCGCCGCTGGGATAAAATCAATTCTATGTGGCTTAATGATGCTCAGCATGACGAGGCAAGCCATGGGGCTGATGGCTTTAGGACGTTTGCCATGTCAATTGACAGAATTGAGAAGGCAGCCCAGATCACCACACCACCCTCAAACCGCCCCCGCGCTCGTTCCGGTTCATGGATGGCATAACACCCCTTGCGTAATATCATAATAATCTGTTAATATATGCTCACTTGGGCTTCGACCCCTGCAAAACTGTTGATTATTGACGTTTTACAGGGAATCCATGTCTAAATCAGACGACAAAATCCTCGAAAAAGCTAAAAAGCGGTTTAAAATCTGCGAAGAATACTATTCGTCCGAATATGAGCGTGGCCGCGAGGACTTGAATTTCCTTCTCGGTAAGCAATGGGACGATGATATACAGGCCAAACGCCAGTTAGAGGCTCGCCCTTGCCTCACTGAAAACCGCCTTCTCGCACACGCGCACCAAGTCATTAACGATATTCGCCAATCCCGGCCTGCTATCAACGTCATTCCGGTGGATGATGGCTCTGACGTTGAAACCGCTAAAATCCTGCGCGGGCTTATCAGAAACATCGAAAACCAATCCGGTGCGGATAACATTTATGACACCTCCGCTTGGAACGCACTTGCATCTGGTTACGGCTGGACGCGTATTAACACCAAATTCGCTGATAACGATAGCTTCAATCAGGAAATCGAGCTTATGCGTATTCCTGATTTCCAATCCGTCATGACCGATCCGAATGATAAAACGATGGACGGTTCCACGATGGAATACGGGTTTGTTTACGAAGATATGTCCCGTGATGAATTTGAGGCGACTTATCCCGATGCTGACCCGGTGAGCTTTTCCGAATACTCAAACGAGAACTCTTGGTGCCGTGAAAATTCCGTCCGTATCTGCGAGTATTTCTACAAGGAATACGAAACCAAAACGCTGTACCTGAAAAAAGACGGAAGTGTCTCGGAAGACCCGAAAGACAAAATTGACGAGCGCAAGGTTCGCATTCCAAGTGTGAAGTGGTGCAAGCTGACCGCCGCCGAAGTCCTTGAGAAAACCGATTGGCCGGGGATTTATATTCCGCTCGTCCCGACATACGGCGAGGAAGTCTGGCAGGATGGCCGCCGTAAATCCTATTCCCTCATCACGCAAGGCAAAGACCCGCAGCGCAGATATAATTACTGGTTGACTGCCTCAACTGAAATC